CCCTCGTTTCCCCCCAGTCAGAATTCCCGTTCCGTTTTTTCGCGATCATGAAGGGAAGACCTGTGGGCCGTCGGTTGGCCGTTCAAGATCTCAACCGGGTGCCTTTGCCGTGCGCTGGCTGCGGTGTTGACGTTGATCAGACGTGGGGGAAGCGGCGCTTTTGCAGGGTGGAGTGTTCGCGCAACGCCGCTAAGCGCCGTCGGTACCAGGCGCTCCCGAAGGACGTGCGCGTTGCGCAGAGGTACACGCATGTTCCGCAGTCGTCCATCCCCTGCGAGGGCTGCTCGGCACCTATCGTGAAGCGCGGCAACGAGGACCGTCGCTTTTGTGCGAAGTGCCGTCGCGGGAAGGGCCACATCGCCCGCGCGCTGCGGTACGGCGTGCCGATCGAGCCGGTAAACCGAGCCCGGGTCTTCGCTCGGGATGGCTGGGTCTGCCAGATTTGCCAGCGCCCGGTGGACAAGGGCCTGTCGTGGCCACACACCGAGTCGGCGAGTCTGGACCATGCCGTACCGCTGTCGCGCGGCGGTGCGCACTCCGAGGCGAACACGCGCCTGGCTCATCTCGGGTGCAACATCGGGAAGGGCGCGAGCTAATGGGCCGCACGATGAAGCCGGCTGGGACCGCCGTCAACCCGCGCAACGGCCGCCGCGTGGAGATTCCCGCCGGCGCCACGGCCGGGCCGCCGGCTATCAACCGCAAGGCGCTGCTGACGCGGTCGCGGGAGATGTGGGATTCGTACTGGGCCGACGGCGCCGCGGTGACGCAGACCGCCGCCGACCAGATGTTCGCCCGGATCTGGATCGAGTGCTACGACGACTACCTGCGGAAGAAGACCGCCGCCGACAAGCAGCCGCTGGTGAAGGGCTCGATGGGCCAGCAGGTTGCGAATCCGTTGTACGGGGTCGCCGAGTCGTCGCTGAAGAACGCCATGACCGCCGCGCGGCAGCTCGGCATCGGCGCGAAGAACCGCGCGGACCTCGGGATCACGCTGCTGGCCGAGAAGCAGGCCCTCGACGACGTGAACGCTCGCTACGCCGGGCTGGAGGCGGCCGATGACGACCCTGACGACGACCCGCGCCGCGCAGCTGGCGCCTGACGGCCCGGATTCGTGCCCGGGCTGCGGATGGCGGCCCGAAATCGATGGTTTCTGGCCTACTTTCGGCAATATCGCAGTGAAATGGATCGAAGCGAACCTGATTTTCGCCGAAGGAGATAGCTTCGGGAAGCCCGTCAGGCTGCGCCAGGACCAGAAGCTGTTCCTGTGGAAGTGGTACGAATGGTGCCCGAGCTGCGATCTGTGGCACTACGACGAGGCTCTGCGGGGCGAGGCGCGCGGCGGCGGCAAGACGGCGCTGATCGCGATGATCGCGGTCTTGGAGTTCGCCGGGCCGCCGCAACTCGCGCCGTACTCGCCGAACGTAGTCGTGGCCGCCGCGTCGTGGGAACAGGCGAACCTGCTGTACGGCGCCGCCGCGGTGATGATGGGCGGCCGAGATCAGGAGGTCACACAGGCGCCGCTATGCGGGTTCTTCGAGGTCTACGAGGCCGAGACGAAGTTCGCCGACCACCGGCCCGGCCGGCTGTTCCGGACCGCGACCGTGGCCGGCACGAACCAGGGCGGCCAGCCGACGCTGTTCGTTCCTGACGAGATCCACGAGTTCGGAGACGTCGATTCCCCCCGCGCCCGGTTCCACAAGGTCGTCTCCGACGGCACGACGAAGCGGACGCTGACGTACCGCATCCCAACGGCCAGCGGCGGCTTCCGCGAGGTCCGGCGCGGCCGGGGCCGGGTCATCAACCTGTCGACCGCCGGGTTCGACATCGATCACAGCTTCCTCGGCACCATGTACAAGCGGGGCCGGCGCGAGCAGCAGCAGGGCAAGCCGACGCGCTTCCTGTTTGACTGGCGCGAGGCCCCGGACGGCCTGGACTACCGGATCCCGGAGCATCGCGAGATCGCCTGCCGGGCGGCGTCCGGAGCGGCCGACCTGATCTGGTCGGTGTCGGCGCGCGTGGCCGAGTGGGATAAGGACCACGTGCTGTCTCACGAGTGGATCCGCTATTTCGCGAACAAGTGGGTCGACGTCGCTGAGGACTCATGGCTGTCGGACTACCCCGGGGCCTGGGCTGCGTGCCAGGGCGAGTGGGAGATTCAGGGCGACGAGCCGACCGTGCTGTCCGTCGACATGGCGCTCAAGCGCGACTCGGTCGCGGTCACCGAGATCACAGCCCTCGCCGACGGCCGGTATGCGGTCACCGCGCGGATCTGGTACCCGGCTGACGGTTCGATTCCGCACTTGGAGGTGTTCGAGTACATCGCGGAGCGCGCGAAGGAGCTCGGGTTGCGGTTCCGCGGTGTGAGCTACGACCCGCGCTACTTCCAGCTGCCCGCCGAGCAGCTGGAGTCCGAGCACGACCTCCTTGTGATTCAGTTCGACCAGACGCCGATCCGGATGGCGCCGGCGGTCGGCATGACGTTCGACATGATCCGTGCCGGGACGATCGTGCACGACGGCGACACCGAACTGGGCCGCCAGGTGAAGGCTGCGGTAAAGCGGCAGCAGGAGAGGGGCTTCACGCTTCAGAAGGCCAAGTCGAGGATCCACATCGACGCGTGCGTGGCCATGTGTATCGGGGTGTGGACCCTCGCCGAGCTGCTCCATGACCCGGAGCCGAGTGTGTTGGAGCAGATCTGGTGAAGCAGCGTATTCGAACTGGAGTGCTACTCCTGGCTGATCTCGGCGGCTACGCTGTTGGTGTAGCGCGTCGCTCCGCGCGGTTCCTGCCTGAGCTGGCAGGTCTCGGAATCGTCTCGTGGGGTGTCGGCATGATCTATTCTCCCGCCGGGGTCATCACTGCCGGCATCTCGCTCTTCCTGGTTGGCCAGCAGATCCCCCGGCACTCCGCCGGCGATTCGGCGCAGCGCTGATGGCACTGTTTGAGGCCAAGGCCCGGCCGGCCGCCAGCCGCGAACGCCGGGCGCTTCAGTTCCTTGAGCTGCCGCTGATCGGCGCGCACATCCAGGCGCAGCAGGACGTCGCTGGCGGCAGCGTCGACTCCGCGCTGCGGGACGCCGCGGTGTGGAAGTGCGTCGACCTCATCGCCTCCATGATCTCGATCATGGACCCGGACGGCTACCGCGGCCCGGAGATCGGTGTCGGCGCCGCCGCGCGCCTGACCTCCCCGCCTCAGATCCTGGACCAGCCCGCCGCCGAGTCCGACGTTATGGACTGGATGTACCAGGTACAGATCAGTTCCCTGCTCCGAGGAAATGCCTACGGGGAGATTGTGGGCCGGGGCGCGTTCGGGCGGCCGACACAGATTGAGCTGCAGCACCCGGATCAGGTGAAGGTCCGTACCAACTCCAAGGGCGTCATCGAGTGGCGGTTCGGTGCCCGCGAGATGGATCCGCGCGACGTCTGGCACGCCCCGTCCTACCGGATGCCGGGCAAGCCCGTCGGCATGTCGCCGATCGGCTACCAGCAGGAGACTTTGCGCGGGAAGCGCTCGGCGCAGCAGTTCGGGAACCAGTGGTTCGACGGCGGCGGCCACCCGACCGGCGTCATCACCAACGATACGCAGAAGCTGGTCGGGCAGGGCGACGCCGACACGATCAAGAAGCGGTTCATGTCGGCGATGTACGGCAAGCGCGAGCCGGTGGTGATGGGCGGCGGCTGGCAGTACAAGCAGATCCAGATCGCGCCCGAGGAGTCGCAGTTCCTGGAGACGATGAAGTGGGGCGGCTCCCAGATCTGCGGCATCTACCGCGTGCCGCCGGAGCTCGTGGCGGAGGCCTCCGAGGGCACCTCCATCACCTACGCGAACGTGGAGTCCCGCGGCATCGACTTCCTGACGTTCACGATGATGCGCTGGATCCGCCGCTGGGAACGGTGGCTGGATGCGCTGACCGCGCCGGGCACCTACGTGAAGTTGGACACCAGTGTCCTGCTGCGCACCGATGCGCTGACCCGCTGGCGCATCCACCACATGGGCGTCGGCATGGAGGCGATCGCGCCGTCGGAGGTCCGCACCTCCGAGGACATGGCGCCGCTGACCCCTGCGCAGGCCGAGGAGATTTCGAACCTGCGTCCGATCATGCCCGTCATCGGTACTCCACAGTCCGGGAGCTGAAATGAGCCAGACCAC